CCTGCACAATCAGAGCACCCAAACCAATGGGCTGAATAGGGTCGCCCAACCCAGGGAAGAGACCGCCACCTGTAGTAGGGTCTTGGTCTCCCATTGTATTGGTGGGGTCGGTCATCCAGTCATCGTTTACTTCATCATCGCCAGGACTCGACTGATGTACAGCGACTATCTTGGACAGGACTACGAAGGCTTGCTTCTGGATACTGGTGGTGACAAGGAGGTTATGCTTGTGGCTGTACTCATACTGGTCCCGCAATATCCTCCAGCCTTCGTGGAAGTTATTGATTGGGCGGTAGTGAATATAGTCTATGGATATCTGTTGTCCGTAGATTCCGCGGAGAATACCTTCTGCAATCTCCGCACCTTCGTTATTCCGCCGTACCTTTACATCAGGCAAACCATAGAAATAATCACCGCGTTCGGCATAGCGGTACATCCTCTCGAACCCACGGGCTGAGCTGTTCATGGCAAGGTCTGCCATCTCACCGGGGATGTCCCCGCTGCCCATGATGCCATTGATGAGTGTAGGGGGAACGAGATCAATAATATCATCGTTCTCGACCAGCCGCACAATAGCGGTATCGACGACCTTCTTTTTCTTGGTCTTAAATAATCCCATTGTTACTCCATAAAATAAGGGGGCACACGGCCCCCTTTGGTTGTAGCCGTATTATTGTTTTTATCCTCCGCGAATGCCGTCCAACATAATAGTGACGGCGCTCGAAACATCCAAATCGTCAAGTCCTGCGGGACCACCCTGAAGCGCCTCGTCTGTGGTGCGGCGCACGTTCCAGGTGTCTACCATAATCTTCGTGGCTTTCTGTTCTGCGTCACGCTTGAAACCATCAGTCTGAGCAGCGTACAGTGACTTCTGCTTACCGATCACACTGTCTTCATCCACCGCGGCGCCAGATACCTGTGCAGCCTCAGTCACTTTCTTCTGGTTGAGGAGAGCAGTCTCCGCTGCTACCTTGGCCCGTTGCTCTACCAGTACATCGAACTCAGCCTTGAGCTTACATTCAGTGGCTTCAATCACACCACCTTGCAGAATCTCATTGGCGGCCTTGTTATTGACCAGTATGGTTTCAGACTGGATCTTGGTGTTCTCGTAGCCCATCTGCTCAATTTGAGCCAGTACCAGGTCACGGTCCCGATCCATCTTATCAATCTGTGCTTCGATCAATCGGATCTCAGCCAGGGTCTTGTCTTTCTCGATCAGCAGGTTTTCACCCTGCAGTCGAATCAGTTCCGCTTCAAGAGCGACCTTGTCTTTCTCCAGTAGAAACTGGAGTGCTGTAGCCAACGCCTTTTCAAGGGCGCCGAGGTAGACTGTTGAATACTCCTGGCCGGTGATACGCTGGTCTTTATACTCAGCGTACACCTGCGCACGGACAGAGTTCATCACGGTGTCAAAGACACCTGTACCATCGACCTTACTATTTACGTCAACGGCTGTGGTGAAATCTGCTGCTGTTAGCTCGTATGCCATTCAATCTACCCCGGGTATGGTTATGCTTCTTCGGTGCCTGTAGCCAGTGCTTGACGCTGACTTAAATCTGCCAACTCTTTTTCTGTGAGTGGTGCGAGATCCATAATGTTGTAGCATTGTGCTAACTTTGTTTTGCGTACATTACGCTTGGTATCTGGATCACGCTCAGAGTAGAAGTGTTGGTACTTGGCTTGCTTCATATTCTGATAGAGGATGTCCTCTACGTGCCATTCCACGTTAAACGGCACATACCGTTTCACCGTGCCTACCAGGTTGTTACCTACGGTAATGATCACACCGTTGTACTCGGACTTCGCCGGGTTCATACAGGTGACGTTTACCCGACGTAACTTCAGTTGCTCTTTCTTCAGTACCGCACGTTTGGCTCGCTCTGAAGATACAGCTACGACAGGTTCTGCTTCCACTTCAGGTTCTGGCACTTCCTCTGCCAGAGCCTCATTGATCTTGGCTTTCAAACTATCCACACCGCTGGACGGGTGGAACTTGATGCCCATTTGAGTAGCCCTGGCTTTCAGGGAATCTAACTCTGTTTCCAATACTTCTTCTACTTCACTTTCAAAATTGTCATCTGACATTGCGGATTCTCCGGCTATTAGATAAAAAAGGGATGGGGAGGGGTCATCGAGACCCCCTCCCCGAGTGCGATTTACATAGTCGCAGTAGTGTAGATCAGGCCGAGTCGCTCGCTGCGCAGGGGCAGGTAGCCGTAGTACCACTTGATGGACATGAAGCCAGTCTCACCATAGGGGTCTTGGGCATAGCTCTCAGTAGAACCGGGAGCAGCGTGCTTGATCTTGAACTTCACAGTCTTGCCATCAGTTTGGAAACCGATAGTAGAGAATGCGCCATCACCAACAACCAGCATGGGGAATACATCGTACTTGTTAGATGTCTCGTAGTGAGTATCTGTAGTAGATGTTGCGCCGCCCGCTTCGAACTTCATCATCTCAGGGACGACAACGATACGGAAGTGACTGATAGAACCGACTTCACCATTCATGATAGTGCCGCCAGCAGCGTACTGGTTCACAGGAACGAATGCCTGGTTACCGTGCAGATCAACCATACCTTCCAGCGTAGGCTGGAGTTCAGAGCCGATGTACATTACACGTCCACCACGGATGGTTTTAGTGTCTACCAGACGAGTACCAGTGATCACCTTGGTTTGCTTAGGTGTACGGTTATCATCAAGAGCAATGGACAGACGCAGGAAGTCACCGTAAGCCAGTTGATCGCCAGCAGCTTCGCCGCTAGTAGTCAAAATAGAGCTCGCAGTTCCAGCATAACGGACAGTACCGTTTGCGCCGGCTTCGGTCAGCAGGTCAATCTGAAGCAGATCTTCAGTAATTTCCTGAGCACCATTAACCATCTCACGGTTGACGTGCATACGCAGGTCAGCGTCAGAATCGAAGTCAACAGATTCCTGGGTGTACTCATCGAAGAAACCATACTTCTCAAGAGTTCCAGTCACTTCCAAGCGGGTGAAACCAACACGGTTAACACGTCCGCCAGTCTCAGAGAGCTGAGGCATCTTGCTAGGGATCGCGCCAACGTCCTTGCTAGAACCGTACAGGTTACCGTCAGCAATTCCAGCGCCTGCAGCATTGATGCCCTGGTCGTTTACGTTACGCACATCCAACAGAGGGATGTAGTGGTACTTACGCATCCGCTTGCCCATGTGCTTAGGCATAGAGGTTACGTCAGCCAACTGGCCAAAGTACTGTTCTTTCCGCGCTTCAATCAGCGCCTTTTTCAGATAGTGGTCTACACGAATCTGACTACCGATACCAGAAGGATCGGCACTGCCGAAATCTCCTGCTGGATCGTTGTACAACTTACCGCCTACATTATCAGCCATCTTATTATCTCACTCAGCGTTCTACGCTATAAAAATTTAGAGTCACCCTGCGCTATGAATTCCTCATCCGAAAGAGCCAACGGATCGTAGGCTTTCTCGACGGGCTTCTTCGTCGCAGTTTTCTTGGTTGGACTGGCCGCCCTGCGCTTAGCCTTTCTACCTTCGTCACCTTTTTTGGGAGCGGGTTCAGGGGTAATGTCTTCTTGCTGGGTCTCTGGAAAGAGATGAGCGAAGCCATTACGTTTCTGAATCTGGTCACCAACAGATTGGTACGCCTGTAGATTGGTTAAACCCTGAAGCCTGCCGAGCATTTGCTCAGACTCTACCGTAGTGCTGATGAGCTTATAAATACCGTTAGACATTTGGTCATTTATTGCTCGTAACAGTTGCGGATCGTTCGCTACAGCCTGTTTACTATTTTCGTCCCACCCATCGACTACCCCGATCGTTTCCTGGAAGTGCTCGTCGCCTTTGAGGTCTTCAATGACGTTATCGAGATCCAGTTCCCGTGGGTCAACCGAATGGTCGGTTTCTACATACTTCTCCGAATCGTCTAAGTCCATCTCCAGGGGATTGATGTCGCTATCTTTCAATAGCTTCGCAATTGCCGCTGGATCTTTCCTAGATACATCGATCAGGAATGATAATTTCTCTTCGCTCAAGAGATCGTTCTTCTCAAGCATCTTCACAAGGCCCATGGACGGTTTCAAACCAGCCATCTTCTTGTTGTAATTGGCGCCCATCTTCATGAGCTGGAGAGCATCGTCTACATTAGTAATCTGCATCTCTTTGCCGTTGGCCCTAAACGGAGCCATCAGCTTCTTGTACTCAGCCTCGAAGTCTAGGGCTGCGGAGTCATCACTGTCTGAATCGTCCTCTGCATCATCGGTGTCGTCAGTATCACCGCTGTCAGTGTCATCGTCCCCAACGTCGCTATCATCGGGAGAAAGATCGGGGTCACTGTCATCACCACTATCGTCGCTGTCGCCGTCTTCAAGCACATCGTCTTCGGTCTCCAGATCTTCTTCGAGTTCGCCTTCCGACTCAACCTCTTCCTCTTCAGGGTACTCAAGTGTCTCCACCAGGTTAGGGTCGAGATTGGCAAAGTCCTCATCAGACATGCCCAGGAAATCAGGAGAATCCTCCTGTGCGGTGTCTACCGCTGCCTCTGACATTACCCGTTACCCATCTCAGCAGAGATGGCATTCAGCTCAGCTTCGCCATCATTCAACGCCGACTTAGCCATATCACCTTCCTGAAAAATACGATTCAGGTACTGCTGTGTTTCGCCGATCGCATCAATCGTCTTGTCGATTGCCTTTGCGATATCTTCCCGCCGAGCAGCAGGGGCAGCTTTCAATTCAACCAGACGAATTGCTTCTTCTGAGAAGAACCCATCCAGGAATACCAGCTTGAAGTCTTTGTTATTCTTCAGGCGTTTCAGGGCGTCAGCCGTTTCTACTGCTTCACGGGCGTCGTCCATTCCTATTTCTATCTGTTGTACCTGCTGCTCTAATTCCATCTTTCGTGCTCCATCATTGCTAGTTAGTTAATGGTGTTCGGAAAGTACTGTATTTAAAGTAAAAACTGTTTTCTGAATTATTTTTTAGCCTTGGCGTCTTTAGCCGGCGCCACGCGCTGCTTATACTTCTCCAGCTCAATGTTCCCGCGGGCCTGCTCACCCTGCTTCTGCAGGTCACGCTCTTGGGTAACACCGGACTCTTGCTCGACAAAATCAAGGTCTGACTTATCGGCAGAGCTACCTTTCAAGCGGGCAGAGGCTAGAACATCTTCAACCTTGGCCTGATCCAAACCAGCAGACGCATAGTTCTCACGGATCTTGGATTCGATCTCAGCGTTCTCCAGGCGGGCCTTCTCAACAGCCAACTTACCCAACTCCTCTTGAATAGGATCGGGTGTAGGCTCGAAGGTTTCTAACTGATGCGCCAGCTCCGGCATGTTCTGTAGCCGGGCAATCTGGGTCATGATGATCTTGGAGGCACCGAAGTCCATCTTCGGCCCCATGGTTTGCAGAGTGAAAGCCAGCTTCTCTATCTTGGCGGCGTCTTCCTCTGCAGTACTGATGGTCAGCTTCAGGTCGTAGTTACCGGCCAGGTCATCTCTACGGATAGGGACGAACTCACCATTGGTCATACGCACCACTTCCTCCTCGTCGAGGAACTCAGCATTCATGGCAACGAACTTACGCCCCATCTCTACTATGCCTTTGGCCATACGTCGGAGTATTCCAGTCTCTCGCTTGGAGGCTGCATCCATAGCACCCTTGATACCTGCCACAACTTCACCTAACTGGTTTCCATTGATGCCATCGGTAAAGGTCTTAACGCCGGTCATAGACTCGGCTTCCATGTTCTGCTGGTTCAGCAGGAAGGTGGCAGACTGAGGGATCTCGTTGTAGGTGTGCATGTAGAACGCCATACGGGGATCGATATGAGGGTTGTACTCATAGTCCTCGCCGTTCTGGTACTTACGCCGGTTGGTGGCATCCAGGGCATCTTTACGCACGCCTGTCTGGCCATTGGCTGAGTTGCCCAGGATATCTACCATGCCCCGGGTGATCGCACCGACTACTAGCTGGTTATCAACCAGCAGTTCACCATCAGGCTCACCGTAGGCAGAATCTTCTTCTGGCATGAAAGCCATGAACACAAAGGGGAGCTTGCCGTCAGGGAATGGAGTTTCCTCCAGGCGGATCATCGTATCGCCGACCCACGTTGCCACGAAGGGCTTGGCGATACCGGACTCATCATAATCCCAATAGCCCCAGTACTCATGGGCTACGATCTTCTTACGGGGATCATCCTTAAACTGGAAACCAGACTCATCTTCACCTTGGTGGTCCGGCTCTGACAGGGGTGACTGCACCACTGCTATATTGATCTCATCCAGATTAGTGTAGCGCCCTTCTTTGCGTAACTCGGACATTGAAGTATCGAAGCTGAATACGACAAACCCCGCTTTCTCCATGTCTCCACCACAGGATGGGTCTATGGTGACGTTCTTGTAATCGCACACCTCAGCCGTGGGGTGGTTACGCAGGGTACGCATTTCTTCATATTCTTCACGTCCGGAGATATACGGCTCCATCGGCGTCTGCGCTGTGCGCGACACCTGATGGGCCTGTTGCATTTCTTCGGGGACTTCAAACTTATAGCCGGTAGGGTTCTCAGACTCCATCCGATCCAGTTCTTCCATCAGGGGAGCGAGTGCCGGGTTAGGCCGGAAGCTGTAGACCGGGCGTATGCCGGTAATAAGCTCTTCTTCAAATACCCAGCCAGTACGGATGATAGCCGTACCCTTATTCACTGCATCACGCACCAGGTCATCAATAAACTTCTGCTTATTGACCTTGGTATTGATCTGGTTGTTGAGCACGATTTGGTTCTGGCGAGCACCGTCGGCGTCTTCCCAGGTAACGGGGTTGACGGCAAACATATCCTCAGCACTCAGGAACGGCTCGGACAATGCGGTATACCGCCACTCAGCCTGTTTACGAATCAGCTTGGGCTGTACGTTGGAACGGTTGGCACTCCGCTTGATTTTAGCGGTGCCGGTGACATTAAGGTTATCCAACCATGCGGATATCTTCTGGCACTGAGTATCATGGGCAGGCTTGGCACTTTCCAGATCGGCTTTAAGATCCTTCAGTTCAGGTGGCTTTGTCCACCCTTCAGGTGCCGGGGCTTCTACCTGATTTTCCTCAATCTTTTCCATCCTAACCCTTCCGCACTATTGATGTATCGGGCAATGGTACGGAAGGGATTTTAAGAAAGCTGGGATTTAATCATGGGAAGCCGGCCTTCCGCAGTCGTGTGTTGTTGGAAGTGGCCTTAATATCGAACCCGGCTAACTCCAATCGCTGCATTTCCATGTCGAACTCATTGCGGTAATCACGGCCCGCATGGAACTCGTTCTTCATACCAATAGGGGTATGGACCGTACCCGCTACATGCAGTAACAGGGCTTGCAGGTGTGTGGAAGGCAGGAAGATCTCAGTCGCCAGAGGTGCGCTATTGGCGATGTAGTCCTTGATCTCTGGGTGGTTGGCACGGTATACCACCGTCAGCTCAGTGGTTTCAGACAACCAGGGCGCCAGCTCAGCGTCGTCAGGTATGATGATTGAGTTGTGGCTGGTACGCCGGATGGACACAGGCTCATCCAGTTCGTCCAGGGGAATCTCGTAGGCTTTACTGCAGTAGACGCCCCACACCTGCTCAATTTCCAGCAGGTTCTGTTCTGTAGGGGAAACCAAGTAAGATACCTTGCCCTCCTCCAGCTCCAGCACCGTGCGACCCTCGCGCATGAACATACGGCTATGGATTGCATTCAGCCCCAACTGGATGTGCGGGAACAACGACTTGAAGTCCTCGCCCTCAATGCCGACATCTTCCATATTGCGGGAAGCTACGAACAGATTCTTCAGAGGCCCGTAGGTCAACTGGTCATATATATCTTGTAAAGTCATTCTACGCCTCAAACAATGTATGAACTCATACGGCTTTCACCGCCTGTGTCGTTATCTTCTAATCCCCACAAGTCATCGTCTGACTGCTCCATGGCACCAGACTCCGTGGGTTTCCAGGCCTTCATAGCCGGCAACATCGATATGGTATCAATGAAGTCATCCTTTTTGCTTCGAAATCCTCCGCTTGATGCCAGGGTCAGCTCGTCCATGCACTCGACCATCTCCGGAGTCTGCTTTTTCTCCAGAGGGAAATAGAACTTACCCAGCTTGAACCAAGGCACTACCACGTTGAATCTCACCAGCTTATTCGTCACTGGGCGGATACCCGGGCTGCTGTCATTTCCCTGGGAAGCCAGTGGGAAGTAGATATTGCGCACCATCATCTGGTCTTGTATCCACGGGATGAATCCCGCTTGTTGGCCGCTGACCTCCACGCCAACCCCTTGAGGGTTATACCGCTGTGCCATGCGGAACAGGTCATCGATATTCTTGTCCATGGTTTGCTGCTTACAGACGCCATCCACCCAGAACCAGTCCCCGGCATTGTTATGTGCCCAGACGCTGATCACCGAGAAGTCGGCAGCCTGTTTCTCACTGGTAGCGAAATCGGTAGTGATATAGAAATTGAACCGCATCTTGTGCTCTAAGACATTGGCGATTCGATACCACCGGATGTCGTTGTCCTGAATCAGGCGATCCTCGTCCGACATAATCCTCAGCATCAATTCCTGGTCGAAGGTGGCTATCTTGCCGGCCTTCTTGGCCTTGACGTATTTGCCCATGATGTAGTCATAGTCAAAGCGGTCACCCCAGCTCGACTTCAGCTCATCCCGATCACACGGGAAGTGCTCGCATACAGGGAACACGTTGACTGCCCAGGCACCGGACTCCACCGCCTTGTACAGTGGGTCTTTCGCGTTAAACGGCGTACCTGACCAGATGACCATGCTATTGGTGGGGTGCAGTGCGTAGTCCACTGCCTTATAGACGGTGTCTTCTACCGCGGAGATCACGGTAGTGGATCGAGCATCTTCATCCGAGATCAGGTCATCGAGCACCGCCATTTGAGGCCGCACGCCCATTTCCTTCGCACCACGAACACCCGTCTTGGCGCCGTAGCCCTTGACGATGAACCGCGCCCCATCGATGTTTATGAACTCCCAGCGGATATCGGTGAAGCGGGTCGTGGGTATATACTTGCGCAGGAAGTCACTGTTCTCCCAACGGAACTCCAGGTTCTTGCGCATGTTCTTCACGCCGTTCTCGATACTGTCCGAGACATAGATCGCCAGGTTGATCTTACCGAAACCAGGTAATGAACCGTGCACCGCCAGGTACAGGAACATATACTCGCCCATGATCGTGGTCT